AAAGCTATTTCGCTGGCATAGTTACATGCTTGATTAAATACCTTCATAGTTTCAAGCAAAGCATTAAATTGTTCGTTACTTGTTATAAGTTTAATCTTGAGAGTGCAAAGCATTATATCACCTACCTTTCAAGATTAATTATACTACTATTGAGCAAATAAGTCAATAGAAAAGGGGGATAAGCCGCTTTCCTCCCCTGAATTTATTCAGGGGTATCCAGTGGCAAGATTTATGAAAAATCTAGTTTTCAAATAAATTCAACTGAAAAATACTATGTAAGTACTAACGAAAGAGGAGTTAAATAACTCCTCTTTTTATGTCCATCGACATTTTTTTCGTATGTTTAATGTGAAGATAGCTTGATTTCTCATTTTACCAATACTAATAGAAGTAAAAACAGAATTTGGTGGGACAGAGGGTCGCTCCCTTTGCCCGAAACCCGCATGAGTAGGGCTAACCACCAAATAAAATAAACCTATGCGGGAGGTAATAGCGTGAGCAATAATAGTACTATTTTTAGAACCGTTAAAAACAAAGATAACCCTTACGTAATGATAAATAAACAATTTTTAAATGATGAAAGATTAAGTTTTAAGGCTAAAGGAATTTTAGCTTATCTACTGAGTATGCCAGATGACTGGAAGATATATGAGGCAGAACTTGTTAAACATAATAAAGATGGTTTAACAAGTCTAAAAAGTGGAATAAAAGAACTCATAGAGTTAGGATATATAGTCAGGACTAAAGTGAGAGATAAAGAAGGTAAATTTAAAGGCTACGAATACTGTGTTTATGAGGTTCCAGCCGAGATTGGAAAATCCGATCTCGGTAAACCCAACAACGGAGAACCCGTCAACGGGCAACCGCACACTACTAATAATAATATAACTAATAATAATTTAACTAATAAAGATATATATACCGAGGGAAATGTAAAAAATTTCCAACAAAATTCTAAAGAGGATAACTCTAACCCTGATGATGGTAAAATTTCCGATATAGATAAAGAAGCTTTAGAAGTATATAAATTAATGCCTAGGCAAGATGGTAATATAGAAACATTTATTTTGGCTTATAAGAAATTAAGATCGAAATATACTAGGGAGTATTTAGAGTTAATTATAGATAGATACAAAAAATTAAAAGAAATAAAATGTGAAGATATTTATCACAGACCTGATAACTTCTTTAGAAGTGGTGAGTATAAAAATTATTTAGATGAAAATTGGGATTCTACCTTAAATGGGGCAAAAAAAGTTTTAAAAAGTAGTAGTAACAAAAAGTCCAGTAAAACATTGAATGAACCATCTAATTTAGAAGATTGGGTAAAAGATGTTGATAGTTTATTTAATTAAGGGAGGTAAAGAGCTTGGGTGTTTTAGATAGATTAGGTAAAGTAATTTTACCTTTTAGATATGCTAAAAAACAAATCAAAACCTCCAACACCCCCGACATCGACCTAGTGGATGATTTTGGCGGTGCTAGAACTACAATTCCAAAGTTTGTTCAGGGTGGAGGGGGCGTGTTTGGAGCACTGCCAAAGAAGACTCAGCGTGATTTGCAGATAGATGAATCCAGTCTTACTACTATGTCAATTGAAGATTTAGTAGATGTTCTCATAGATGTTCACCCTGATATGTCTTTTGCAGTGTGGAATTTTATGCGAATAAGTGATAGTGGTTATACTCTTGAGGTTAGGGATATTGAGACAGGAGAACCTTATGAGGAAGGTTTGCAGGCACTTTTGTATTTAATTAAAAGATTGTCGCTACCTAATATAGAACGTTTTGAATTATCTAGGGATTTTGATAAAGTCGTTCAGCAGTTACTTCTTTCTACGATTGTTAGGGGTGCATGTTCTTTAGAGTTGGTTTTAACACCTAAATATGATAATGTGGCATTTTTCGCTCCTGTAGACCCCGCCACTGTTAGTTTTAAGTTTGAAAACGACAGATATGTACCTTATCAGGACGAGGAAACTTTGTCTTTAGATATACCTACCTTCTTTTATGATGGTTTGGATTCTATAGTAGATGATCCGTATGGCAGATCTCCTATTTTAGGTGCATTAAACATTATATTCTTTCAATTGCAGATATTAAATGATTTAAGGCAGGTAATTCATAATCAGGGTTATCCGAGGTTTGATATTAAGATATTAGAAGAAGTTCTACTTAATAGGATGCCTATTCATATCAGGAATAATGAGGAAAAGAAACAAAAGTGGCTTAATGATAAACTTCAAGAAATCATAAACATGTATAACAATTTAGATCCTGATGATAGTTTTGTTCACTATGATTCTGTTGAGATTGGAATGGCCGGTGGCGGGCAGCATGGTGGAGCGTTAATTGATCCTGAAAAATTGATGAATGTAATAGATCATCAGATAATGGCTGGATTAAAGACACTTTCCACTATCTTAGGGAGGAGGTCAACTGGAAATACTGAGTCTTTTGCTAAGATGGAAATAAAACTTTACATTAAAGGTGTTGAAGCGATTCAAAAGACTGTGGCAAGGCTGCTTAGCAGGGCTTTGACCCTTGCCTTAAATGTAATGGGTATGCAGGGTATAGTTACTTTTAAATTTAATCCCATTGAGATTAGGACAAGCATGGAAACTGCACAGTTTGAGCAGGTACATTTATTAAACTGTCAGTTTAAGCGAGACCAAGGTTGGATTGATCAAAATGAGGCAGCTATGTTAGCAGTAGGTCATGCTCCTGTAGCAGATGGACCTATTGATAACACTACCCCCCGTAATTCAGATGGAAGTAAGATAAAAGGTTCAACTGATGAAAAGACTACCGATGCAACTGATGTCAAGGATGATAATGGTGGGGGCAGTGATGAAAATGAATAAAATTTTGACATTATATCCAATGTTAAACGAATTATGGAGTAAGGAGTTGATTAGACATGGGGAAACCATCAATAGAACAATTAGAGAAGATAAATAGATTTTCACGTATTAAGCTAACTGAAGACGATGTTTATGTGTTTAGAAGTATGATGATAGATAATGCTGTTACCTCTTACTATACTATAGTTCATGAGAATTTACTTAGAAAATTCAGCGCAGATGTGAAGCGAGGTATTGCATTACTGTTATCACATGATTCTAATAAATTACCCGTAGGTAGATCTTTCGATTCTATGTTGGTAGAAGAGTGGGATGCAGAAACAGGTAATATTTTAAAGTCTCTTTATGGTGATTTTTATATACCTTTAGGGAGAAAAACGGAAAGTGGCATGGATACTGATGATATTATTAGAGGAATTGATACAGGGACAATTTTTGATACTTCTATAGGTTTTAGGGCTAAATCAATGAAGTGCAGTATATGTGGTAATGATATAAGGAGTTGGGATTGTCCCCATATGCCTGGTAAGGAGTATATCGTAGAAAATGAAAATGGTGTAGGTGAAGCTGTAACCTGTCATGTAATTATTGGTGAGGATGGGGAAGGTGAGCTTATAGAAAATTCTCTTGTTTACGCTGGAGCATGTCCTAGAGCTACTATAGTTAACGAGTATTCTAATGGAAATGATAGTATCACCAAGAACATGCCTAAACTACAAATAGTCGATGAATTGAAAAAATTACCTCTCAATGCTTCTGTGTATCAATTCTATACTGCGGGAGGGTTGGTATTAATGACTGATAGCAAAGAAAGAAGGAGTGAAAATTCAATGGAAAAATATACGGAAGAGATACGAGACTTGCAGGGTTCTGAATTAAAAACTAAGTTGAATGAACTTAGTGCGAAATTGGATAAGATGGAAGGTAAGGATGCCGAATTGGCTAAAAAGGTAGAAGAGATTGAATTATTAAATAATACTATCAATGAGTTAAAGGAAACATTGGCAGCTAAAGACAACGAAATAGCGGAATTAAAAGACAGTATTTCAAAACTTGAAGAAGAGAACCAAAAATTAAAGGTTAATGAAGAACTTGTTAATACTTATAAAAATGATTTAAAGAACGAGATCATTGAGTTAGGTATCAGGTCTCAGGGCAATGCTTTTAATAAGTCATTATTTGAGAAATTCTTAGATA